GTTGACACCACGGCTTGCAGGCGCCCACGCGAGGGGAAGTGTTGCAGACTTCCCACCGGCTTTCCTTTCCGTGCCCGAATCGGGCACAAATCATTTTAGGGCCTTGAGGATGTACGCGGCGAGGTACTCGCTCCACGCCTTCTGCGTCGCGGGGCCGAACGAGTTATCCACATCCAGCGCATAGCCGCAGGCGTTGAGGAACTCTTGTAGCTTCCCGACCGCCTCGCCCTTGTCGCCGCGCACTAACGTGCGCTTTTCCGCAGGATATGCAGGCACGCCGAAGCCCCGAATATAGCGTCCGTTGACGGGGAGGACGCGGTACGCGCACTCGTGAGCTTTACCCTTGTTGCCCTCAAACACCGTGATTTTTTGCCCGTCGCAGGCGGTCACGATGCCGGTGTGGTTTGGCGCGCCCGTGCAGTCCGTGAGGGCGTAGTCCTTGCGGTCGTTCCAGCAGTAGAATACCTGCTCGCCGATTTGGGGAACGTGCGCGTCGTTCTCGATCCATTGGCCGCGCGCTTGATACCAGCGCATCTGCTCACCGCAGGAGCACTCGACGGGAATGACCTCCGTCAGGCCGCAGAGGATCGCCGCCGCGCTCACCATCGCCGCGCAGTAGTCGTCGGTGTAGGTAAGCTTGTAGCCGCGCGGGTGCGGGAGATAGCTGTTGTAGGCGTCCACGATCTGCTTATGTACCGCGTCGCCGCGCACCGCACCCTCCCACGCGGTTAAGGTCTCAAGAAACCTCTTCATTTTTCTTCTTTTCGGTCTGGGTGCCGAAATAGAAGGCGATGACGGTCGTGAAGATCGTCAGGAACTCCGTCCCGCTGATGCTGCCGCGCAGGGCAAGCACCGAGAAAACCGCCGTGAGCACGATGGTCACGATGCTCTTGACCGTGAGTAGATTGGCAAGTCGATTTTGCATTTTTGAGCCTCCTTTACTACAAAAACCGCACGGCGTAAAATTGCCGCGTCTGTGTGTTGATCTTGCTGCACGCGCCGTTGATGGCGGCGACGTGCCCGCCGTCGAGCATGACGGCGTATTCCAGCTTGAGCTTGTCCCGGCACAGCGCGTTGACCTGCTGCGCGGTCATGCTGCGGCAGTAAACGCCGTAGAGCATCCCGCCCTTGTAGCCGAGGACGGTGTGGTTGGTCTTGCGCAGCACATCGGAGTAAGCGCCCGTAAAGCCCTCCGCCGCGGGGGCATAGTGGTCGAGCAGGCCAAGCCCACCGACCGCCCACACGACATCACCCAGCGCCGCCGCCGAGGAGACGCGGGCAATGCGCACAACGCCGTCCGCGGTTTTGTAGAGCACGCTCTCGGGGCGAGGATAGTGACAGCTCATGCCGCGCACGACCTTGCCGCCGCGCACCAGAATGCTGCAAGGCTGGCCCTGCCAGCTAAAGCTCCCCGAGATCGCGTTCTTCGGCAGCGGCCCGCTCATGTTGACGGGCTCAATGTCCCGCGCAAGGATGCAGGGCTGACCGTACAGCTCGACGTTAAGGGGCCAGCAGTCTGCGCCGAGCTTGGCGGCGATGTCGCTCAAGGTCTGGTTGCCGATCCAGCCGTTGTCCAGCGCGCCGACGGAGCGCTGGATGGCGCGGATCATGCGAATCTCTTCCGAGGTAGCGCCCTTGACGTCTCTCATGACATTACCTCCCACTCGTCGATCTCCGACTTGATGCGGTCGATAAAGCTGTTGCCGCCGAGGGCCTTGTAGCCCCGATAAAGGTAGATGAAATCCTCAAGCTCATACTGGCGGATCGTCTGGCTCTCGCGGTGCTTGTAGTAGGCGCGCAGCATGTCGTGCCGGAGCTGGCATTTGAGCGCATCGGTCAGCTTGTCCAGCCCAAGCAGCTTGTTGCGGATGGGCTTGATGAGCATGGCCAGCGCCGCGAGGATCACGGTGATCTCCGAGCACAGCGCCGCCAATTTCGATAAACTTTCCATAGGCGTTGTCTCTCTTTCCGGCGGCGCGAAAAAAGCCGCCTTGTCGTGCTTGACAAAGCGGCTTTAGGTGTGCTATATTTAGGCCAGTAAGAACGGCTGCCATTGCTGGTGGCGGTCGTCCCTCAGTGAGTTTATAGCTCGAAGGAAACGCCGCTTACCGCTATGGTGGGCGGTTATTTCTTATGTCTTGTGACCGTGAAGATCAGAGACGCAAGACCGATGAGCACAAGCGAATATGTGAACATATCAGCGTATGTAACCATCGCGCACCTCCTTTGCAGGAAGTGGACAACCTTGCCGTTCTTACCGGCAGGCAAATTATAGCACAGTCTGCCGCGCTTTGTCAATTTGCCGCCCTCCGGGGCGGCTTTTTTTACTTGTTCAGCTCCGCGAGCTTCGCCGCGATGTCCTCGGGGATGGCGCAGGTCGTCATCTTGACGCAGTAGCCGTCCTCGTCGTAGGTGAGCTTGTAGCAGGGGGCGACATATACCTCCGTGCCGGCGCGGGAAATGTCACGCGCCATGACGGGCTGCACGATGCTGTTCTTGACACCCGAGTTTTCGCTCAGGCCTGCGGGGGTATCGGTGACGTTGATGGGCTTGCCGTCGGATGCGATACGAGTAGTAGTCATAGTTTTGTTCTCCTTTTCTTTGTTCAAAATTTATTTATCAGGGGAGTTTTTGGAGGCGGCAGCCGATGTCACTGCGCGCGCTCGATGCCCCGCCATTGCCGTACAGGCAGAAAGCACCATAGTATTGGCCTTGGCCGTAATAAGCACCAACGCGCAACACAATACCACTGGGGCCGTATTCGCAGTAATCGCATACATACGTATTCTTCGTGCCGTGGACTGCGTTGGGGTACAGTGCGTACTCAAAGCCGGACGCCGTGGGATTCGTCCACTCGGAAATGTAGTCGCTGCTCGTAGCGCGAGTGCCGACCATCGTACCGTTGGCCGTGTCACTGAACTGTGCCGGGTCCTTGATGCAGCAGACAATCTCGCCGGAGAAGTAAATACCGTCGCACCAGTCGAACACGTTGTCCCACAGGCCCTCAATATAACGGTACTGGGTGCAGCCGTAGGTGGTGCGGCTGGTTGCGGCGGTACCGGTGTGATACTTCATGCCGTCCGTCGCGCCCATGTTGAACAAGCTGCCACTGGGGGAACAGCCGTAGCCGATGGCCTTTTGGCTGTTCCAATCGCCGTACTCTACCAGGTACAGCATCCTGATCGTCCAGTACATCGCGAAGTCATACTGCCAGTAGGTAGCGCCCAGATTATGGATGTTGGTTCGAGCCTGTGCGCGGGTCATATTGTTGATAGGCGAACTGCCAGATGTGCTCTTGTAGCCACTGGCGCAGTGATACCGGCCGACATATACATAGTCCCGCTCACCCTTGCCATCGCCTCTGTCGGCGTGAGCTGGGGAGGTATGGAAGCCGTCCACGGCGGCATCCGCGATCTGGAGCTTCATACTCTTGCCGCTGCGGGTCCACTTGTACCAGAACTTGGGGATCTTCACCAACGTACCGGCGGTCGGATCATCTTCGACAACCATTCCAGCCCACGGCATAAGATTATCGAACGGCGAACTGCCCGCGCCGTTGTTGACCGCAGGCTCCGGATCCGCAAACGCAGCAGCAGAGTCCGTTCTTGTGCCTTTCGTCAGGCCGTTGTTGCTTGCCCAATCCCAGAAGGCTCCGTAAATGGACACAGAAACCACAGAAATAGCCTGATATGCGGTCTTGGTCACGCCGCCCTCGGTGTAGCTGACCGTGATGGCCGTATCACCGGCTGTGAGCGCTCCCGCGGGCGAGAAGGTGTAGGACGGGTTCATCAGCATCGCGCCGTTGGAGTAGGTCGCCGTGACTACCATGCCCGCGGGGTCGAAGGTCTCGCCTGCATTGTAGGCGGTCTTTGTGGGCGGTGTCGTGATGGCAATGCCGGTCAGCTTGATGCCGACAACGGTGCCAACGATGCGGTTTCCCGCCGCGTCGTGCGCGGTGACGCCGGCCATGAGCGTCTCCGGCGTTACGGTGTCCCCGGTCAGGTCGAGCAGGACCGTCCCGTCGCTGAGCTGGACTTTGTTGTTGGCCATGCTGCACCTCCTCAGCCGATGGTGACCGTCTTGCCTCCCTGCGCGTTGTCGGTGTAGGCAATCGGGATCGCCGCCACCGTGACGGAGCTGAGGCAGTTGTACCCCTCGTCGGGCAGAACCTCCTGCGAGGCGAACGTGGGCGTGACGCTCTTGGACTGCGGCTTCATTCCCTCGCTGCCGGACATCGTGCCAGTCACGCCGAGGACGGTAATGCCCTCGCGGATGTTGGAGGGGATCAGCTTCGCCTCTTCGGCTGCGTCGATCTGCGCCTTGCCGCTGCCGTCGTGGTAGCCCTGGGGGATGGTGACCGGCTTACCCTTTTCCGTGATGTTGAGCGTCTTGGCCCCGTTGTTCGGCATGGTACCGGTGACCTTGCTGCCGGTGACATAGGCCGTCTTGCCGGTCAGAATTTCCGCCGCGCCCGCGGTGGCGTCGCCGGTGTCCGCGTCAAATTCGCAGGAGCCGGTGATGGGCGCGCCGTCCTTGCCGTGCGCGGTAAAGCCCTTGAGGAGCTTGTCCGCGACCACGGTGTCCTGGGTGAGGTCCATGAGGACTTCGCCGCTCGAGAGTACGATTTTGCTGTTGTACTGATTTTCAGCCATTGAAAATACCTCCGATAAAAATTGTTTTTCCGCCCGCGGGGTTTTCCACACGGGCGACCGCAATGGGGTCAACGGTCACATTGTCTTTCAGAAGCTTGTCCTTTGTGGCAAGCTCCTGCGTCTCAAAGTCGGGCGTCACGGTATATGGGCCGTCATACGGCTCGCCGCCGCCCCCGCGGATGGTGACGTCAAACGCCACCGAAAGCGCCGTTTTCTGCGTTAACTCGAACGTGACCATCAGATCACCTTCCTACTCAGCGCACGCTTGACGTCAAGGCGCTGCATCTCTGAGCCGATCACGTCGCCGCTCGGGAACTTCACGCGCACCTGCATGGGGCAGACGGTCGGAAGACCGAAAGTCTCCGTCTGCGTGAGGGGAAAGTGAAATTTGCCGTCGGAAAACGTGACATCGCCCGGATAGGTCTTGACGAGGTTCAGCAGCGCGATCTCGACCAGAGAGACGGCGGAGGGGCTGAGTACCTGGCCCTCGTTGGTGATCTCCACGTCGATGGAGTAAGCGTCGCCCTGTACCATTACGTCGTCACCTCCGTTGCGCTGACGGCGCCGGTGTCGTCCACCGTCAGCTTGAATTTTTTCGTGCTGCCCGCCGTCGAGGAGGGGAGGATGATCTCGCCCTCGTCCACGCGCTGCAATAGCTCGTCGGTCTTCTCGCCGGTGTAGAGCATGGTGTAATAATCGTTCGGCATAGATACCTCCTTAAACGATCATTCTCCGCCCGAGGGAATCGAGCAGGCCGAAGTTGTTGCTGGTCACGAGCGGGCCGGACTGCAGCTCTTTTTTCTTGCGGTAGTAGATGATGATGCAGCCGGGCTTGCCTGCGCCGCCTGCGCCCGCAGAGCCGCCGAGTGCCCATGCTCCGCCCGTTTCTGTTTTCGGTTTTTTGCCGGATGGCGAAAACGACATACTGAGCGTACCGACTGCACCGGCACCACCGCCGCCGTGACCGCCGTCTCCGCCGTCGCCATAGTTTTCGCCGTCATTTCCGTTGGCTCCGTTTGCGCCTTTGCCGCCGCCTGAACAGTTGCCGCTAAGCGTAACAACGCTTTGAGAGGGATCATTCGAATTGAACTCGCCGTATAGGTTGATATAGACTTCTCCGGCCGAAGTCGCGCCGTTTGCGCCTTGTGCAGCACCGCCGCCGCCCCACCCGTTTGCCGTTACAGTTCCCGATGTCCCGTACTTGGTTTGGCTTACCGTTTTGCTGTTGATCCCGTAGCCTCCGAGATAATCGCCGACTGCTTGACCGTTATTTCCGGGGGAGCCTCCGTTTCCGCCCTTTATACCGTTCGCGCCTTTTCGACCGAAAAAAGTTTGCGTCACCAAATCATAATAGCCATCGGCTGAGGCTTCACCGGACGCGCTTGACAATTCCCCAAACGTGCTGTTTCCGGCAGGCTGTGCCGCCGCATATTGAAATTTCTGTCCGGTTATTACATTTAGCGATGCGATTAAAATTTTTCCACCGGAGCCGCCCTCGCCGCCTTCGCCGCCTTGACCGGCGGACGAACCGGAATAGGAGCCGGATGACCCGCTTTTGGACTGCGAAGAAATGCCTGCCGAGCTGCCTGCGCTTCCGCTTGCGCCCGTTTCGCCGCCGCCAATAACCACAACACGAATTTCACCGTCTATTTCCGATTCCCACTCGCCGGAGCCGGTAAGCAGCACGCGCTCGTCGTAGTATTCCGCAGTATCCGGCTGCGGGGGAAGAAAGCCGACGAGCGCCGAGGTGCGGGACTTGAGCAGCCCGGAGATCTTCGTCTCGCGCGAGGCGATGCAGGCGAGCGTCTGCTGTTTGTCCCACTCGTTCCAGAGCGAGACGACGTGCCCGGCGTGCTCGCCCGCGGGGTTGACGTCCACGGTGAGCTGCTCGCGGCAGGCGTAATAGGCTGCCATGCGCTTGACGAGCGAGACGAGCGTCGCGTCGGTGATCTCCTCGACGTTCTCCGCCGCGCCCTCGGTTACGGTGCGCGTGACGACGCGCCGGTTGTGGACGTAGCTTTTGCCGGTGAGCTTGCCGGTGCCCGCAGAGAGGACGGCGTAGTTCGCGCCGCTCTCGAGAATGGCGAAGCCCTCGGCCGTGAGCGTGTGCGCCGGCTCGTCAAACTCGATCACGTCGCCCTGCTGGGCCGTGCCCTCGAAGAGCGTGACGTCCTCCGTGCCGGCAATGTACTGGTGTTCGGTGACGGCGACCGCGCTGACGGGGTCGAGGTACTTGATCTGGATGTTTGCGGCATGGACGCTCCCGGGGCCGATGATGCTCGCCGTGCCGTCCCAGAGTTTCTGCACGCGCAGCGTGCCGTTCTCGTCCGTGTGCAGCCACGCGCCGATGGCAAAGAGCACCTGCACGAGGCTGTCGCGCGCCGAGGCGATGGGCAGCCAGCCGTAGAGCTTGATGCCGCGGTAGGCGGTCTCGATGAGCACAGGGATGTCGCCGCAGATCTCCGCGACGACCTCGGCAACCGTCTGCCCGGTGTAGATGCCGCCGCGGTGCGGCCGGACGATCAGCAGCCCGACCGCGGAAAGCGCAGAGAGCGTGTAGAGCTTCGGCCCCACACGCGTGACGCTCTGCAGGTAGTAGACGCCGACGCGGCTGCCGGAGCGGAAATACTCGACTTTGTCGTTTTTCTTGAAATTCCGGATCGTGCCCGATTCGGACAAAACGGTGATGTCGAGCGTGTCCGCCTCGAGCGCGTCCGCGCGCAGCTCCTTGTACTCGCCCAGGATGCCGGGAGACTTTGCGGGCAGGGCGTTGTCCTCGGCGAGGAGCTCGCCCTTGTACTTTATCGAGTTCACACTCATCATCTCGCCCTCATGGTCACGCGGAAGCCCCGCCACCAGTGCGTGCCGTGATCGTCGAGCAGGACGGACACGGTGTCGACCGTGGGATGGGCCGCGATGGTCTTCTCCGCGCCCTCGCGGAGGTCAAAATAGCGGAACTGGACCTCATTTTTGAGGCACGCCGTCAGCAGCGCGGTGATGCGCTCGGTCGGCGCGTCGTTGGTGGTGCCGACGATCGTCGGCTTGACGGCGAGCAGGTCGCGCAGCTCGTCGCCGGAGCACATGAGGCCGCCGTTTTCGCCCTCGCGGAACTCGTAGCTGACCTCATAGCCGTATTTGTGGAACAGGTCGGTGAAGTCCTGCCCGTCCACGATAAAGGGGTATTTCGCCATCAGGTGCCCTCCTTTCCGGCCAGCGGCTTGCCGCGCCGGCGGCCCTCGGCCTGCATGAGCGGGTATTGCTTGCGCGCGAGCGTCTGGCCGTCCAGCTCGAGCGTGACGTCAATGGTCACGTTCTCGCGCCGTGCGGCGCTCTGCGCGGTCGCAGAAGACGGGGCGCGGGTAGATGCCACCAGAGCGCCGGACGCGCCGTAGCGCGCGGCAGAGCGCCAGAGCGCGGCCTCCTGCGCGTTGAGGACGGCCTCGTCCGCGTGGAGCTCGGCGAGATAGCCGTCGTAGGGCACGCGGTCGAGCCCCGCGGCGTGGGAGCCGGAAAGATGCTCGCGCAGCCTCGCCTCGGCGCGGTAGCGGGAGAGCTTCGAGGTGGACGAGCGCTCCACATTTTTCTCGTTTGCTTCTTCACGCGCTTCGCGGATTTTCGAGATCAGATCACTAATAGCAGTGATCGCAGCCGTTACGCCCTCAACAATGTCCGCCGTGAATCCGATGATACCAGCCGCAATGGGTGTCAGCAGCTCGCCCAACCGCGCCATCGCCGCGTTGAGCGCCTCCTGCGAGCGGTTCATTTCCATAATGTCCTGGTTGGCGTCCTTCCACGCCTGCCCGGTCTCCCGCAGGCCTTGGTTGGCAAGCTGCACAAGCACAAGCTGCGCACGCTCAGACTGATCCGCGCAGGCGGCGAGCTTTTCGTTAAATTCGTCCTCATTGACGCCCGCCCAGTTGAGCACGTCCGCGAAGACGCCGGTGACCTTTCCTGCCTGCACGGTCTCATTGATGGCCTCGGAGAGACTGTCGATCGGGATCGAGTCGCCGTAGGTCGCCCACGCGCCGATGACCTCGTCAATAAGGACTTTGAGGTCTTCCTGCGCGAGGCCGAGGGCTTGCAGGTTCGCCGTCGCGGTCGCGGCGGTCTGCGTGTCCCCGAGTACGGCCTGCAGCTCCTGATAGACTTGCGCGGTTTCCTCGGCAGTGTAGCCAGCAGCCGCGCTGGAGACCTCAAGCGTGCCCATGATCTTGCGGTATTCCGCGGTCGATTCTACGATCTCAAAGATCGCGTCTTTTACCGCCTTCGCGCCTGTGACGATGGCGCCGCCGACCAGCAGCCCCTTGAGGTTGCTGAGCGCCGAAGTTACGCCGCCAAGGTTAAAGCTGCCGTCCTCGTTGCGCAGGCCCTTGAGTGCGCCACCGATGCCGCCGAGGCCATCGTCGAGGTCATCGGTTTTGCCTGCGGCATCCTTGACGGATTTGCCGTAGCCGTCGATGCTCTTCGCGCAGCCGTCCGCGCTGTCCTCGGCCTCTTTAAGCAGTTTGTCGTTCTCGCTCAGCTCGTCGTTGAGCTTCGCGAGCGCGGTCTCCGCGCTTAAGAGCTGCCGGCGGTAGCTGTCGGTGCGGCTGTCCGCCTCGCCATAAGCCTCCGCCGCCTCCTCGACCGCGCCCTGCAGGGAGACGATCTTGCCGACCTGCTGCTCAATAGACTGCTTGAGCAGGTTGTGCTTGGCGCGCAGCGCCTCGGAGCTGTTCGCCTGCCCCTTAAACTGCGCGTCGACGAGCTTCATCTCCGCGCCGAGGTTGCCCAGCTCGCGGTTGACCGCCGCGAGCTGCTTTTTGTATTCCTGCTCGCCATCGATGGCAAGCCGTGTGGTGATCTGGCGTACTGCCATCACGCACCCTCCTCTCTTTTTAGTCCGCGCCGGCGCTCCTCAAGCGTTTGCAGGTCCATGACCTGCCCTGGCGTAAGTAGCAGCCCCTCGCGGACGCTCAGGCGCAGGAACTGCGTCAGAAGCTGGAGCCAGAGCGCACGCGTCACGGAGATCCCGTTTTTTTTTGAAGCTCCACAAGGCCGAGGTCAAGGTCGCCCGTCTCTTTTTCCTCGCGCCGGAAGCCGAGGACGATGGCGGCGAGGATGGCGTCCTTCGCCGCGGCGACCTCGCGCGGGGCGAGGTTGACGCGGAAAAACTGCTCGGTGAGGACGGGGCCGTGCGTCTGGCCCTGCCAGCGCCGATAGAGCTCGCCTTGCTCGGAGAGCTTGAATAGGTAGTAGCACACCGCCTCGAAGCTTTTCTTGCCGCTGCCCTTGATAGGATCTGTGATAAAGCCCTTGGTGCCAAATTTATCGTAGAGATCGAACAGCGCCTGCCCGTTGAGGCAGAGATGCAGGTGCTGCCCGCAGAGATCAACTTCGTGTACTTTCATATTTGCCTCCGATTTGAGAAAAGGCGCAGCGGGGTGCTGCGCCTTTTCGCATTCCTTAGCCGCCGGACGTGGCCTTGACCTTGCCGTTGACCCACGTCTTCGCGGCGGCCTCGGTCGTGAGCTCGTCGCTTTCGATGCGGTACTCGCCGGTGTTGCAGGCGTCCACCGAGAGCGTCAGCTTGGGGCTGTCGAGCACGATGGTCTTCTGCTTTGTGTTATAGGTGCGCCCGTCGAGGCTTGCCTTGACCTTGGGGTAGAAGATGCCCTTAAAATACTTCGAGCCATCGGCCTTGATGTTGGTCGTGTAAAAGCCGAGGCAGCCGTAGGGCGCGGTGTCGTTGCTGGAGAAATGGATGTCCTTCGCGCCTTCGGTGCTGTCGATCTGCGCGCCGGTGACGGCCGAGGCGGTCTCGTTGGGCAGCTCCAGCACGCCGACGGCAAGCGAGCCGTCAACGAACTCGCGCAGGTAGATCTTGCGCACATCGTCCGCGCGCGATTCGACCTCGGAAAAGTTGAGCGTTTCGGCGACGCTCATGAGGTCGCCGAGCTTCATCGGCGTGCCGTAGTTGGGCAGCGCGTCCTCCGGCTCGGGATTTGACGCCGCGAACGGCGCCCACTGGAGATTTTTCGCTCCGTACTGAGGCATAGTTGTGCCCTCCTTTACAGGTTTTTGGATTCGAGGAATCGGTTGTAGACCATAAACTCTGCGGTCGTGGTCTCGTCGGCGCACTTCTCGTTGGCCTTGCGGATAAAGCCGCGCGCCTGGATGCTATCCGTGCCGTACTCGTTGACGTAGGCGATCTCGGCGTTGCGCGTGGTCGTATTGCCGCGCCGGCGCGTGCCGGTTGGCGTCACATAGATGCCGCGCTCGCCGTTTTTTACCTTGACCTTGCCCTTTTTGATGCACTCCGCCGTGATGCCGGTCGAATAGTCGCGCCTCTGTCGGCTGTTGCGGTAGCCGCCGGGCTTGCCGAGCTTGCGCGCCTCGGCGCGCTGTGCCTCGACCACCACGTCAGCCCCGGCGTTGAGCATCGCGTCATGCACGTCGTCGGGCAGCTCCGCGACCTGCCGCATCGAGAGGACGAAGGTGTCCAGCCCGTCAAAACGGATCTCAGCCACTGCGCTCATCTCCCAGCCAGCGCCCGACCGCATCGAACTCAAAGACATAGTGCTGTCCTGTGTGGTCGGTCGCGTTTTCGATCATCGCAGGAGAAAAGTCCTCCGCGGCTGCGATCGCCTCCCAGAGTGCGCGACGCGTTGGCACGGTGTTCGTCTTGAGCGGCGCAAAGTAATGAAGCTGCACGAGCGCGCGCTGCAGCTGCGCGGTGTCGTCGGCAAGAGCCTCGGGCTCGAGCGGAAAATTGAACGTGCAGTATTCCTCCGGCGGTGTCTCGCCCGCCTCTGTGACCAGCAGATCCGGCACGCACACCGGCACGATCGGCGTCACGACCGCGATGATTCTCTCATTCAGCGTCATACCTTGCCCTCCTGCGTGATGCGCTCGCACCAGAACTCCATGTACTTCCCCTCGTCGCCGTAGGTGTTGACGTAGAGGATGTTATAGTCGCGCCCGTCGTAGCGGATCAGGAGCCGCCGGTCAAGCAGCTCCGGGTTCGCGCGCGTGAGAAAGCGCACCTTCGCCTCGCCGAACTCCGCATTTGCCCGGATCAGCTCCGTGCCGCTTGTCTGCGAAAACTGCGCCCAGGTCTCGCGCACGAGCTCCGGCTCGCCGGGTACGTCGTAGCCGTCCGCGTCCTTTTTGGTCGTCTTGCGCAAAAACTGGATGCGCTTTGAGAGCTTCCCTGCGTCAACGTGCATCACGCGCCTCCCTCCGCTCCCTCGCCCGTGCCCGAATCGGGCACAGGCTCGGTGAGCTTGAGCTGGTTGATGAGACGCCGGAAGGCGGGGTTGTCGCTGAGCGCCCCCTCGACCGCCGCGTCGCGCCGGTCGTAGAGGTCGAGCGCGAGGTACTTGACGCATTGCAGATACTTCGCATAGCGCGGCGAGCCGTCCTGCGGCTCGCGCACGCCCGCGTCGGCGAGGTAGGCCGCTGCCGTGTCCACAAAGCCGGGAAGCTCCGCGTCGTCCGCCTCCACGTGGCAGTAAACGGCGATCTCGCTCAGCTTCTCGCGCAGCATCGCTTAGCCCCCGCTCTTGGGCAGATTCGCGATAACGAAGCCCTTGTCCACGATCAGGTTGCCGCCCACCATGGCGTCGCCCAGGATGGTGACCATGCGCTCCACAGCCTTCACGCTGTCATCCACCCGCACGGTGTAGTCGCCGAACAGGCCCAGCTCGTAGTTGGCGGGATCGCCGTACAGCATGGTCTGGATGGCAGCGCTGCCAGCGGTGGAGGCAGACAGGGCGGTCAGGTCGCTGACGATGGTGTAGGGCACGATGTTGCCGCCGTCCTCGATGGTGCCGATGTTGGGGTTGCCCGTGGCGGGGTTGATCTTGAACACCCGCTGCTTGTCGCTGTTGCGCAGCTTGCCGATGGCCTTCAGATCCGTCTTGTTCAGGTACAGCCTGGCATTCTGACCGATGGCCTCGTCGCTGCCGTAACTGAAAAACAGGTCATCCAGCAGGTTCTCGTCGATGCTGGAAACATCCACGCTGGCCGCAATCACGGCGCCCGCCACGTTCTTGGCGTTCTTGATGCCGAACATATCGGGGGATGCCTGGCCGTCGCCGTTGACGATCAGAGCCGCCAGCTTTCGGCGCATGGCACGCATCGCCATGTTGTAGATTTTGGTGTAGTAGTCGGCGGGACTCAGGCGGGAGATATTGCGGTCGACAAACTGGGTTACGTTGAGCTCGTAAGGGCTGATCTTGGCCACGCCAAAGGTGGGGTCGGCGCTGGTAGTGCGGGCCTTGCCGGCGTTGGTGGTCACCTTGCCGCCCTTGGCGCCGATCTCAGAGATCACATAGGGCTCCAGGAAGCTACCCATGCCGGTCAGGTTTTGCACATAGACCTGATCCACGATGGAGGAGACCACGTTGCCCAGAGGGTCGCGGATGTTGATACCGGCGCCGGTGGGCTCCACCAGAGTGCCGGTGGCCAGAGTGATGGACTTCATCACGGCCCGGCGGGTCTCGTCGGCGGTGAAGGTCACGGTCTTGCCGGTCATGAGAGCATGGCCGCGCTCCTCGGCCTTGTCGCGCGCCTCCGCGGGGTTCTCCTGTTTTTCGAGGAACTTGCGGTCCTGCTCCTCAATGAAGGTCTTGACCTCGGTGATCTCGCTGTTGAGGTTCTCGATCTCGGTCATCTTGCTCCGATAGTCCTCGCGCTTGCCCTCCTTGAGCAGGCCCTCGGCCTCCGTGAGCATGCCGGCGCGCTTCGCCAGCAGGTCGTTGTACTTTCTGCGCATTTTGTGCCTCCTTAAAATCTCATTTTTTCAAGCTCCAGTGCGGCCTCGTCCGCCCAGTGCTCGTCGTTATCCGCGCCCTCCGGCGCGTGGGTCTCCTTCATTTCGGCGCCGCCGTAGCGCTTTGCCTTCACAACGCCGGCCTCCGGCTGTGCGGGCACGGCCACGAGGCTCACCTCGTAGGCGTCCGCCGCGCCGTCGAGCTCGAAGTGGCAGAGCTGCCCGTCGTACTCTCGGCCCGGCCAGTGCTCGCACAGCATCTTGCGCTGGTCCGCGCCGCAGATCGAGCAGTTGACGTGCTCCACCGCGCAGCCCACGCTGCACTCGCGCAGGATGCCGCCCTCGATGGCGGCGATGGTGTCTGCGGTGCTCGCCGTGCGGACCATGTAGCAGCTGAGCACCAGACGCTTGACATCGCCCCGCTTTTCCAGATGCGCATCATAGACGCGCGCGGTCTGCGTTTCCGCACTCCAATTATGGTCGCGCAGCACAGGCTTGCCGATGTACAGTTTACCGAGCTGCTCGAGTGTCGCCTCGGTAAAGCGCTCGCCCTCGCGGTCGACCTGGTTGTCACAGGCCGTCAGGCGGAAGGTAAACACTTCATCCTCGGTCAGTTCCCGCAGCGTCTGCTCGTTGATCATTGCAAGCTCCAGTGCGCCGGCAATTTCTTTTTCCAGCCGTGCGGCCTTGTAGATCATTTCCATGTGGTTTACTCCTCTCCGGCGGCCGCGCCGCCGTTTCTCTGCGCACTCAGCTCCGGCCACAGGTCAAGCGGCACATAGTTCAGGCTCGCGCGCCTGCGGTTGCCGCCCGGCACATTCGGCAGGTCTTCCAGCGCCGCGATGTCGTCTGGGCTGAAGACGCTCAGCTCGCTCATCACGCGGTACCAGTTGGCTCGGCTCGCCGTGTCGCCCTTGAGCTCCGCCATCATGTTGATGCGCAGCTCCAGCCCCGCGGCCAGCTCGCTGTCGGTCAGCAGCTTATAGCTTTGCTCCTCCTCGTACTGGGTCACGATGGGGTGCAGCGTGCCGACGACATACTCGATCGCGTTCTGCTCGTTGCTTCCGTAGGCCTGCTTGCCCTCATTGAGTTTGTAGAGCGGCACGCCGAAGTAGCGCGCGATGTCCGTGATCGACAGCTGCTTGTTTTCCACAAACTGCGCGTCGCGGTTCGTCCCCGCGATGCTCGTGTACTTGAGACCGAGGTCGAGGATCGCCGTCCGGTGCGCCTTGCTCGGCCCCATGTGGATGCGCTCCCACTCGCTGCGCAGTGCGTCTTTTTTGGTCACAAGCGACCCGTCCGAGCGCTTGAGCGGCTTGCCGTGTTCGTCCATCACATAGCCGCCGAGGTCGGTGTCGGTCTCCAGCACGCCGCCCGGCTGCCCGCCGTTGGCGTAGTAGCTCAGCTCATACTCCTGCGCGGCCCGCGCCGCGGCGATCACCTCGCCGGCGCGCGTCACCGTGCCGAGACCGAGCAGTCCGTTGCGCGTGGCGTTCTTGTAGTGGCACACATCCTCGTTTGGCAGCCGCATCACCTCGCCGGAGAACGGATGCGTCACGTCGTACCACACGCGGCCCGCCATGTCGTGCCAGGGCTGCACCAGATACCACGGCACCGGGATCAGCTCCACCGGCTTGCCCGTGCGCTCGTCGCGCACGATCCAGTCGTAGCCGTTGCCGCCCTCCAGGCGGCTCGTCTCCAGCACCTTTTTACGGATGAATGGGGTCATGGCCTCGTTCGGCCGGATGTTCAGCAGCCGCAGCAGCTCGTGGTCTGTGCGCTCGCGCGTCCTCGTGTCGATCACATAATTCGGCAGCTTTGCGATGCTGTCGCTGAGGATCTCAATGCAGCGGTCGACCGCGCTGAGCTTGCGCGCCGCGCTCTGCGGGTCTTCGCCAATGGCCAGACCGCCGGAAGCCGTCAGGCTGCCGACCGTTACGGTTTTGCTCACAGTGGGCGAGCGTGCGGTCGCCGCGCGCAGGCCCTTGATAATGCTCATGCTTGACCATCACTCCCTTCGTCGTTTGCACTATCGTCAAAGCCGTCAATGACGGCCATTGCGATCAAAAGAATGCCGCCCACGATCAAGCCGGCGGGCAGGTAAATCATGCCCGCGCCGAGCGTAATGAGCAGCACGCCGAGCAGCAGCGCGGCGTCTCGCAGTTTTTCCACAGCCTTCCTCCTCACAGCGTGAAGTCCGTCCGTGCCACCGCCGCGGCAAGATCGGGCTTCTGATTCCTGGCAACCATCCACACGGCCATCACGATGATGCTCGCGACCGCCGGGTCGATGCGCCCCGTTGATTTATTCTTGAGCGGCTTGATGTTGCCGTTGCCGTCCGCGTGGCAGCGAACATTGCCAAAGGTCCAGCGGAAGCAAGTGTTGTGGACGTGCAGCAGCGTGTGGCGCTGCATCATGTCGTCCGTCTCCTTCATCGCGGGAGCCGCTGCGTGATGGTCCGGCTCAGATACGGGTCAAAGCCAACCATCTTGAGGTCGTAGAGCTCTCGCGCCTCACGGATGCGCTCCTCCACCGCGCCGTAGTCGATGACCTCGCCGGGGCAGAGGTCGAGAAAGCCGGCACGCGCCCAGTCACGGTAGGGGACGTGGTCGCGCTTTTCCGCCTCGTCCACCGTCGCCTCGGGCCGCCAGATGCCATAGGGCAGCAGCACCGCCACATCCAGCCCAGGCTGGGGAGGGAAGAGAAGCACAAAGGCCGTCAGGTCGCGGCTCGTGGAAAGGTCCACGCCGCCGTAGCAGAGCTTCCCATCAAGCTGCCGTAGCCATTCCTCGCGCTCGCGCTTTTTGCTCGGCCCCCATTGCGTCTTGTCATAGAGGTTGAGCGAGATCCAGCCGACCGACTTTGTCGTGATCCATTGGTTGAGCCGTAGCCAGCGGAAGACGCGCTCCTCGGCTTCGCTGCGCTTTGCGCTCGCCGCCTCCATGCGGATGTTGCGCAGGCTCAGATGCTTGCCGAGCGAGGGGTTGCAGAGATACCACAGGCTCTCGTCCCAGATGTCGAGCTTTTCCAGGTCGTCCGGATCATCGCCGAACAGCGCCGTCAGGCCGTAGAGGATCGGCAGCCAGTTTTCCTCGTCACGGCCGAGCAGCTCGGCCTCCGCGTCCGCAAGGTCCTCGTCCCCGACATGCCGGAGGGAGAGGACCGAGCGAACGTCGCCGCCATCGCTCCGGATGCGCCTCAGCTGCCGCGCGTCGCGGATGCCCACAGCTTTCTCGTGGATTTCCCAGCCGATGGAGCTGCGGTCGGGGTCATCGCCCGCGGTTGTCAGCACGATCCATGCCGGCTGCCGTCGGCTCGCGCCCGCCGCGCCGGTCATGACGTCCCACAGCTCACGGTTGGGCTGCGCGTGCAGCTCGTCGAAGATGACGCAGCTCGGCTTGTAGCCGTGCTTGCTGTACGCCTCGGCGGAGAGGACCTGCAGAATGCCGACCGTGATCCACTTGTACCCGCCGTTGCCGGTCTTTACGCGCTTGCGGTACTCGATGCGCTTGCGGCTCTCGATGACTTTCAGTTCACCGCGTGCGATCATCTTCGCCGTCCACGGCGCGCTCGTCGCCATGAAGACCGCGGCGTTGAAGACGATGGAGGCGTTTTCCTTGTCCGCCGCGCAGACGTAGACCTCCGCGTTCAGCTCGCCGTCCGCGAAGAGGTGATAGAGGGCCAGCGCCGCAGCCAGCTCGCTCTTGCCGTTCTTCTTCGGGATCTCGAGGTAGAGGTACCAGTACCGGCGCAGCCGCTCTGCGCCTTCATCCGTGCCCGATTCGGGCACGTCCATCGTGCCGTAAAACTCCATCAGCGCCTCGCGCTGCCAGTCGTAGAGCGAGAAGAGTTTGCCCGTGTCGGTCGTCGGCAGGCGCTCGACGAAATCGCACACGAACTGCCCCGCCTCGCGGTCGAAAACGTATGCCATGCTACAGGCTCCGCGCCAGCGCGTCCACCTGCCGCTGCCGCAGCCGCTCCGTAAACTCATCCGCGCCGCTCTCCGGCGTGAACGCCGCCGCGGGCAGATTGCTCGGCAGCACCAGCCGGCAGCGGCTCGAGACCGTCAGGCCCATGTCGTTCGCGCAGTTGCGCGCCTGCTTAAAGTAGCGCTCCTGCACGCGGCCCCAGCCGTCCGCCGCCTCTAAGTCGCGCGCGTGGCCCGGCGCCTGAGTCAAGGCCCGCTGCACCTCCGCCGTCGCGCTGATATACTCGTGGTGGGCGACCAGATAGCGCCCGAGGTTGTCCGCGTCGAGGTCGGTGTAGAGCCCCACGTCGATGAGCTGCTTGCCGATCGCGCGAAACTCGCGATGCAGCTCCTTGGGCAGCCATTTGGGCGGCTTCGCCCGCTGCGGCGCAGGCACCACCACCTCACGGTCGCGCCGCGCGTCCTCCTCGGCGCGCGTCAGGTGCTTGCGCCCGTTTCTTACGACCAGATCGGTTGGTTGTCTTGCTCCTGCCATCTCCGCGCTCCTTTCTGCGCTGCCGCCGAATATATCGCTCCATGTCCTGCTTGAGATACGGGCTTGCCGTCGCGGCCATAATCCGCTCGGCCTCCTGCACGGTCATACGGCACCGCCGTGCTTCCCAAGGCTTTTTACAAGCGCCTTTTCGCGGTCAGATAATGGCCAAATGATTTTTCCATCCGCTGACATGCGGGAGTTTTGCTGAGATTCAGAAATGGCAGCAAAACGTGCGCTCATGACTTCCAACGCAGCTTCTTCTGCTTTGGATTTCTTAGCAGCCGCCGCCTCTGACAGCAAGAAGCCGCCGCCAAAAATGACCTTGCCTTTTTCCTTTTGGGCATCCAGAGCTCGTGTAAATTGAAGATCCTCATCGGAAAAACACAATGCCTGGCCATGCTTCGCAAGGTCAAAATCCTGAACGCATAAAACGTTGCGCGGATAAATGTACCCCGGAAGCTCAATCCGGGATTCACCCCGGTTGCGCTTGTCAGCTTCATCTATCAAAGAAAACAACTCCCCGGAGATCTCCACACGCCACCCCCCCAGATTTGTGACAAAGGACGTATTGACGCGAGCACCGTTTTCGTACGTAACTGAGGCCGAAACGGGCACGTAGTTTGATTTTCCCGCATTTGTGGAAAACAGCGTCAGCGCTGGAGCAAACAAGAAGTAGCGGATGCCATGCTCATCAAAGAATCTGCAAATCTGCGAAAGAATAGAAAATGGCGGGTTGTCGATCACCACGCAGCCGTCCGGGTAGGTCTCGTGCTCATAGTCGCCTCCGGGGTAAAATGGCCGAATCACCGGCGCGCCCTGCAAGCCGTAGTGCGCCAAAGCCCAGTCGCGAATCACCTCGTAGATGTTCTGCGGCGTGTAGCAGTCGTCGGTGGTGAGTTTCGGCTTAAATTTATCCACAAATTTCGCATAATCCTCGCTGCTTTCGCTCTCGACATCTCCCCAAAAGTTGTTTCCTTCTGCCGCTGGTTTCGTCCGCTCGTGGGCGCTGACATGGATCGTCTCGATCTCGTCCATCGTGAAACCGGTCAGCGCGGTGTCAAAAGAAAGGCTGTTTAGCTCTTCCATTTCAAACTTAAGCCGCGCCGCGTCCCACTCGCCCGCCTCGGCAAGCCGGTTGTCGGCGATGATGTAGGCGCGCCGCTGAGCCTCGCTCAGGTCGCTCACCGTCACATACGGGACCTCGGTCATGCCTTCGGCCCGCGCCGCCTCGACGCGCCCATGCCCGGCGATCAGGTTCTTGTCCTCGTCGATCAGCACCGGCGATACGAAGCCAAACTCGCGCAGGCTGCGCCGCAGCTGCTCGATCTGGTCCGGCCCGTGGATCTTCGCGTTGTTCTCGTAAGGGATCAGCTCGTCGATGCGTATTGTCGGCAGGTCCTTAACCGCCACGCGCACCGGCGTCTGCCCTGCTGTCTGCTTCTTTCCCATGCCTTGCCTCCTGTCGATATCTCCGATGCAGTCCCCGGCCCTCGACGAGCGAGAGCGCGGGGGACAGAACCGTGAAGGCTATGGCCGGCTTCAAGAGCCGGGGACCACACCGGACGCTTTAGTATCCGCCCCACCGGGCCTACGTCAATACACCACGCATCAAGCGCAGTCCTTCGGCCCAGGCAGGGCGGCGTTTTGCTTTTCTTTGATCCTGCGCATTCCCCGCCCCTCGCGATTCGAGGGCGCGGGGTAGGAGGAAATTCATGACCGCCCCGGTCAAAGAGCGGGGAACACGCAGGAACCTCCCGCTGCATTTTCGCAGCGCCTTTCCGTTTCCGCTGCGTTTCCGCAGCAGTTTTCTGTCCACGCTGCGCTTCCGCAGCGCCCGCCTCCCGAAATTCTCCGTGGGGAAAAAATCTCGCACGAGGGAGGGCCGGCGGTTTCCAAGGGCAGCGCCCAAACTTTCTGACCCCGGGGAGGGGTCTGCAAGGAAGCCCCGCGCGACGCTCTCGCGACGCGCCCAAGCGCCCAAGCCTACTGCCGCGCCGCCGCGCCGCGGCGCTTTGATTTGCTGCGATTCTCGTGCATTTCTCGCGCCGTTTTGCGGCTATGACAGCTGTGGCAGAGGCTTTCGAGGTTGCTACGGTCGCAGAACTTTGACCAGTCGCCCTTGTGGTCGACGATGTGGTCCACGTCCGTCGCGCGGACCCGCCGCCCGTGCCGGGCGCACTCGCGGCAGAACGGCTCCCGCAGGAGCTGCGCCGGGCGCAGGTCGAGCTTCCACTCGTCGGTCTGGTACATCCAGCGCCAGGACTGCGCTTCCTCACTGCGCCGGTCGCCGCGCGGCCGATGGGCGTCGCAGTATCCATCGCTCACCAGCACGCAGCAGCCGGGATGCCGGCAGGGTCGGAGCGGCTTTAAGGCCATCGGGCTATCACCTCCGGGCAAAACAAAAAGCCTGCACCGACACAAACCGCATACAGCGGATCATGTGGCGCAGGCGCTAAGGCACAGGCACTCGTCGATATTCACGATGGACTCCATCCGGCAGCACTTGCAGTAGACCGGCAAGTCTTTTGCCCTGGTTCCGGGATCGAGCCGAAGGACTTTGCCGCGTCCGCATCTCGGGCACATCAGCCATCCGTCCTTTGTGACCAGTTTACCATCATTCCGTTTTGATTGCAACACTTTTTGCCTCCTTTTTGCCTCTTGTCTACAAATAAAGCATAGCGTACAAGTAGAAACGTTCTATAGAAGTATTATCTTGGATTCATTAGTCTAAAATAAAAGTCCTTGCGTTTTCCGGCGGTTTTGCGATCCAGTCCGCGTACTCGATGCGCCACGCCGCCATGCCGTTCACCTCGCGCGCCAGCGGCCGCGAGCGCTCGTTCCAGAAGGTCTCGCGCGGCATCGCGGGCGCTCGCGTCTGCACGCGCACTGTGCGCGGAGGAATCAGCTGCCGCATCCCGCGCGCCACGCCCCACGGATGCTTCCCGAGCGGGATCATCTCGTCCGGCTTGCAGAAGTACCGCGCAAGACGCCGGTAGCCGCCGTCGCGGCTGAGAACGGGATACTCCTTATAGCCCGGATTGACGAAGCCGTAGCCCCACAGGAATTGAACCACAGCAAACGGCAGGTCGTCCTCGTTCGCCACAAAGTGGATGTGCCAGCGCTTATTGCTGTGCCCCGCCTCCACCGCATAGACATAGAGCCGGATGCTCGGGTCGAAGCGCCGCACGCGCTTGCAGAACGCGGCAAAGCACCGCTTGACGTCCTCGAAAGACGCCGGCAGGTGCGCATCGTCAAAAGTCAGAACATAGTGGACGCCCAGGTACCCGAAGAGGGCGAGGTAGAGCTCCAGCTTCTCCGCGCTGGAGCTCCACATGGAGGGCAGCGCAGGCGAGCCGCGGCACTGCTGCTCGCCCGCCCATGAGACGAGGCGGAACCGGTCGGTGGTGTAGGTCTTCGTCAGCGGCCCGCTCCGCTGCGTGACCACGCACAGCTCACTCATACACGCTCCCGACCATCCCGGCGACCGCGCCGGTCATGTCGCCCTCAATAACAAATCGCTCCAGCTCTCGCAGATAATCTCGATAAAATTCCTCTAAAAGATGGTAAAAGACAGCCTCATGCGATAGATCTCCGTCGCATTTGTTTGCAAGGCGCACAGCGTTGTTCCGGTTGCAATAGAAACCCATCAGCAGCTTGATCATCCGTTTTCTCGTCATTTCATTCCTCCGTATCCGAGCTTGTCCAGACCTGCGTTGACCGCGCGCCAGTGCTCAATGTCAAACTTCCCGTCGTTGCGCTGCATGAGGTAAAGCTTCGAGGCGTCCAGCCCACAGGCCTCGGAGAGCTTGATCATCGAGCCCGGCCCCTTTTCCGACCAGTACCGGTTCAACCGGGCAAAGATGTCCGCTTTCTCGCTCGACGCCTTCCCGGCAAACCGCGGCGTTGCCTGACCGACCGCCAACGGAAGCTTGATCTCCGTCGGCTTCGGCACGTTGGCCTTCTCCTCGGGCGGTCTCTCCGGCGGCTCGAC